CTCTTAGTCTGCTGCCTTTTTTTCATTGGTTCCGTGGTACTCCTCACCAGCTGGCTGCGATCAAGGAGCTTGAGGAGCGAATGCCTCAAGACCTTTTGGCGGAAGAAGACAACGCATGGTTTGATGCGTGGAAAGCAAGCGGCATTGACCAAGAGGTTTATATGCGCTATTTCACTCAACTGGACAATGCAACAGGAACTGGTTATCGCGAGTGCTTCTCCTCGGCAAGCGCGATGGTTGCGCATTTTTATGGAAAAGTTGAAACGGACGATGAGTACAACGTTATTCGCATCAAATACGGCGACACCACGTCTGTTGATGCTCAGATCCAAGCTCTAGAAAGCCTTGAATTAAATGCAAGGTTTATAAGAAATGCAGATCGCGATATTGTCGAGATGGAAATTGAAATGGGACGGCCAGTAATTGTTGGATGGTTAGACAAGGGTCCAATTGATCACCCAACATGCAACTCTCAAAGTTGCGGACATTACTCAGTAATTTCTGGTTATCGGGGAAAGAACAGTCCAGACCCTGAATGGATAATGCAGGACCCGCGTGGCTTGCCTGATATGCAAAATGGAGGCCATTCAAATCCGCATTTAGGCCGTAACGTACGAGTTCGCCAGTCTGAGTTTGACGCTAGATGGCAACCAGAAGGCCGTAACACTGGATGGGCCATCTTGGTTGATGACCTGTAAGGTAGGTCTTTGGCGACAAGACGTGGCAGTGCTTTGCGACTGGGAGATTAAAGCCCGGTGTGACAAAAATAGTATGGTCGTTCCATTTGATCCAGAGCTATTAAATCCAGCGAGTTTGGACGTATTGCTAGGCAATCATCTGATGATTGAAAGCATTTACAGCCCTGACTTAATTCGTGTTGACATCTCAAGCTACACAGAGGAAGAGCCGTACAGGCTGGAACCCGGCGAATTTTGCTTGGCTGAGACATTTGAGTTGTTTAACTTGCCCGACGACATCTGCTGCCAATTTGTACTCAAATCAAGCCGTGCGAGATCTGGTCTTAATCACTTACTTGCTGGTTGGTGCGATCCAGGCTGGCACGGATCAAGACTAACTCTTGAGCTTAAAAACGAAAGGGTACATCATGCACAGATGTTATATCCTGGTATGAAAATTGGTCAGATAGTATTTCATGCAATGTCGAACGTTCCACTAAAAAACTATGCAGAAACTGGGCACTATAATAATCATCTAACGGTGATGCCAAACGTTGCATGAGTTGCTACGCGATTTGGAGCTATCTGACCGCGTTCTGGACAACAGTCGTTATTGGCTGCATGGACCCGTACAACTTTAAATACTGTGTACGGGTTGATCAGTGGCTAGTACCTGTTGTCGGTGACATCATGCGTGCAAGGAAGCCTTACGCTTCTGAGCGCCTTTACCTGAAGTCACTGGAGCGTTCCAATGGACTGGATGATCATTGAGCCAAGCTTGGAAGCAAAGTTAAGGCTTGAGTGCAGTTGCCGTGGAATTAAGGAAGGAACTGATTTGGCTCAGCTTCAAAACTTGTGCATAGCGCTTATGCAGCAGAATTTTTATCAAGGCCTAATGCTGCGTCAAGCCGTTAACCACATTGCATCAAAAGAACCCAGCTTGATGGCTGGTGGTTAAAATTTGGAGGTATTCCTTAACGAGGGGTGCGACAGAGTCTCCTGCAGCGGATCAGGAGTGAGGGGCGTCAGGCGCGTGAGCCGGCTCTAGTCCGCATTTATTTCATCAGTTAAAATGCGAAACAACCGCTGAAACGCAATGGCACCCAAAAGAAGCAATGCGATGAAACGCTGCATGGGATATATGAATGCCGTTTCCAAGAACAAAAAGAAAAATTCTAAGAAAAAATCAGGAAAGAAAAAATAAACTTTAGCTTTCAGCTTCTAGTCCGCAATTTTTTGTGCGAAGGCAATAGCTGAAAAACCATTGGGCATACCATTGATCAACAAAACAACGGCGCATTCCTGCGTAGGAAACCAACCATTGGCCATGGATGTGTTCAATGGTTGGTTCGTTCATTTTGTTGAGGACTTACACGAAGCGCAACACAGGCCGACCAACCCTTGCAGCCGTTTCCGGTACTGCACGCATGATGCCTCGAAACTCAAAATTCGTCGTCAACCTCCTGTTTTTTGGCTGGCAAAGTGAAATCAGACACGTTTAGCTGGAGGCTGTAACCCTTGCCTCCATCTTTGCGGTCATACTCTTGCAGCTTGCCTTGGCCGCAGACTGTGATTTTGTCGCCCTTGTGCATGTACTGCATGACAGTGTCAGCCCGTTTGCCCCAAACTTGACAGTTGATCCAAGTGGTTTCATCCTTGCCAGTGCGTGTAGCAATGCTGAAATTGGCGACTTGTGAACTGCTTGTTTCTTTGAGTTCAGGGTCTTTGCCGATGTTGCCATGTGCGGTGATGTTGAGCATTACTGAAAAAATTTGTTGAGAATAGTTTTAAGGGCTTGGTTTTGGTTGCAGTTGCGCGACGCCATAAAATCGCGCAACTTGTCGGCTAAGTCGTCATCTAGCCGCACCTGAAAAAAGTTTTTGCGACGTTTAAGGTCAGCGTCTGCTTGTGTCTGCGGCATGGCATCAGGCAGTGATTACATTCATGGCATTTTGCAGAAATGTGCGATGGGCGTAGGTTTGGATCTTGTCTTTTACAAGTCCATCGGGATAGTTGAACTGCTTGCGGAACTTGGCGATCAGTTCTTTTTTGTGTTCTGGTAATAATTCCTTAATAACGCCATGCAGCAGGTCTTTGTCTGCGTCATTCATTGGATCATCAGGGTTGGGTTCTGATGCTGGTGTTGGAGCTGCAGGCTTTGCTGGCTCAGTTTTGCGGGCAGGGCGATTAACCTTTTTTTCTTCCTGTGGTTCTGCTTCAGCATCAGTATCCATATCAGCAACAATGCCTAGGATTGAGCAGATTGCGTAACGGCGTTGATACGTAACAGCCTTTCCCCATTCCTGTGTCTGGTTGCGTCCATCGCAAATCATCAACTGGCAAGAACTGCTGATAGTTTCACCACTGGTATGGTGCAGGGTCGTGATCAATGATTGGCCATCAAAAGTTTGCGTGATTGCAAGGTCATTGGCGTGCATTGGTGGCGTGACAGTGGACAGCACATTGGCAAGGTCTGCAAATTTGCCGTAGTTAGCCCGTGCATTTTTGTCGATTTTATCGACAGCTTGATGGAAACCGATTAAGGCTTTTGTAAGTTCAGACATCAATAGTGGTGATGGTGATGTGGACCCCTTGTGGTTCATTGCCGACTGCATATCGACGTTCAGCTTGAAGGCTGAAAACTTGGGAGTCATCGTCGTATGCAATGCCTGTTAGCGCGTCAAAAACGGCTCTACAAAGCTTGTCAAGGTCTCCAATGCGTGTAACGCAATGCTGTGGAGCATTTCCTTTAAGGTTGCCATTGGCGCGAAAGTGAGATTTGGGCCTGGCAAAAACAAAGGTCAACGTTAGCGACACTGGTAGTGTGGCATGCCATTGCGCAGGTTGCAACTTGTGGGCAGAAATTGAAATCACTGCTCTCCACGGGTTTACCGCGGCTGAGCTTTCCCCAAGGATTGCTCTTCCTTTGACGTAGCGGTGGACTTTTTTGCTGCCTTGTGGGGCTGGCTTTCCGGCGGCGAAGAAGCTGTAACTATTGGGCACTGCTGCTTGTATGCGTGGTGAAACGCTTGTTCTAATGCAGTCAGTTTGGGATGTTTTTCATTTAATGCAGCCTTGGCCCTAGCTTTGGCTGCAGCGATGAAATCGTCTGTCAATACGTTGCGAGACAGGCGAGCCATTTACTTCAACTTTTCGCATGCACGTTTCCAGCCTTGCTCGCAGTGATAAGCCTGCTGCTGGTCAAGCGTTGAAGTGATGGAATACCAAGCCGCTGCTCCAAACAACAGACAGGCGACAACAGTCACAATTGTGTTGACTTTTGTGCTTGCGCGTTCAGGGTCATAAAACCCAGAACTCAGCTTGTGATGCTCGTAGTTTTTCATTGATTAGCGGCGAGTTTTTGGTGGACGGCCCCGGCGGGGCTTGGAAACTTGTATTTGCTGGGCTTTGTACTTTTCTTTTGCCTTTTCTCTTGCTTGCCGCAAAAGCTCACAGGCTTGGTGGTTTTCCTCCAGTTCTTTGTACTTAGCCTGAGCTTCAACTACTTGTGCACACCGAGCTACAATTGATTCCTGAATCATTTCTTGCGCTTGGTGGTGACGCCAAAACCACGTTTCAGAGTCTTGGTTAGTGTACTCCTTAAGCAGTTTTTCATGTTCTTCCGTGACATCTTCTTGTCTAAACTGGGCATCTATAGTGGCGTCAAATGCAGCCATCAATGAAACCACTTTGCGGGCTTCCATGATGACTTTGCGGTCTGTTTCGCGGATGCTTTCAAACCGTTTGCGATGTGCAGCAAGTGCCTCAACGACCTCAGGTTGCGTTTCTACAAAACGGTTTTGAGCGATGTAATCAGTTGGTTGCGTTGTCATGGTAATTGCGAAAGTGTTCTTTAAAAGCATCTGGCCTGGAGCTGTACGCCTGCAAGGCTTTTCCCAGCAGGTCAGCTTCTAAAAACCCCAAGGAATGGCAAAAAGGTTCTGGACCATTGCCTTCGCCTATGAGTGCAAGAAACTTGCCCCAAGTGCTTTCAACTTCATTGTCTTGCCAGTCAGCGAGGCGATCCATGTGATACAACGCCTCTTGGTAGTTCATTGACATAGTTTCAATAAATTGGTTGATGGCGTTGGTGAAACAGGTCAGTAAGTTTCAAATCTAAAAGTGCGATTTGGTTGGCCCGACTGCCTGGCTCTGGTATCAGGTCTGTGTCAGGCAGCTGGTTGCGAGCTTGTCTTGCCAACTCGTAAAGAAGGTCAAGCTCAGATCCATTGAAAACAACTGTGTAGTCAGGTTTCATTTGGCGTTTAGTTTTTGCTTGACGAGTTTGCCGATCATGTTGCGGTACTTGCCAACAGCTTTGCGGTGGGTAGTCATTGCTGCCATGTCGTTGGCAGCAATAGCGTGGCTGTAAGCAGTTTGTGCGTCATCAAGGAAAACCTTGATGTTGTCAATTTGTTGTTGGATAGTCATTGGCTTGTGTGTGTGAGAGGCATCCCTGCCCCGTTGAACATATTATGGCATGCCATTGCGTGGTTGGCAACGCCAAGCACGGCCAGACTTAACTGACTCCCACATCACTTCATTAATAAGGTCGCAGACTTCACAGCCCAGCTCGCTTGCTATGACACGCAATATTGCCATCAACGCGTAATCAGTTTTACCCTGGCATCGTGCAGTTGATGGCGTCAGCAGCTCCATAGGGTTTCTGCCTTCGTAAGCAGCTATGCCTAGGATTTCAGCTTGATTTGGCTGCTTTGAAGATGTAATTTTGTCTGGAACACATGTGATAGCTGTCACAACATCTTCAGGGGAGCGAGGCACTTCATTGATTGCCTGTTGTGCATATATATTTAGCAAGTGCTCTATTATTTTTTGGTCTGCAGGGTTTTGCTCCGTGATTGGCAATGCTCGGCCAGACCATTTTATTTTTTTGTTTTCAAATTTATCACTGATAATGCACTTGAGGCGAAGCCCTGATTCGTTGATAACATTACTGTCCAGCTTCAGCAACCCTGCAAGTTGAATGTCTGGCTTGTCTTTTAGCCCTGGAAAAATTCGTATTTTTGTAAATACATTTTCATTCAAAAATTGGCCATAAAAATGATGTGTCGTGCTTTGCGTTTGTGTTTCTGTGATGCGTAACTCAATTGTTTGATTTAGTAAATCCAATGCCTTGTGTGTGGTGGCTTGTTGAGCATGGCATGCCAATCACTTGCGCGCAACCCTTGGAATGATTTTTTCTTTGCGCTTGACGCTGCCTTTCGCGCGTTTCTTGCCATGTTTTATATATCTCAAACGGCTTGTTTCAGCTGCAGCTTCAACAGATTCAGCTCTGCCTGGTGGCTCGCCTGGCCCACCATTTGCAGGGTCAAGCAATTTTTTCCAGTCCATGCACGCCTCACCAATCCTCTTGCTGGAACTGATAACGATCCCAAGTGTCTAGCCAAGGATCAATACAATCTTCAGGGTTTTGCCTAATAACCCTGCATATATCTGGCCCGGAAACAACCGTTATACATTTGTTCACGTGGATCGATGGATGATGGTTGATTAACATAGACAAATATGCACCAAGCTGTTCAGTAGCTGGCCCACGGCTGCGTGCTCGACTTTTGCTTGAAACTGTTTTTAAGTCGCCCAGCACTATTTCGCCTGTTGCTGTTTTCAGCAAAAAATCAAATGATCCGCCCATAGATTTTCTTGCATCGCAAAGCCTGTATTCAGTAGCAATAACTTTTGCGTTTTTGAATAACTCACAATCTAAAATTGGATCTACCCAGTCTGCCCAGCGTTCAGCGAATTCAATGGGCTCACCTTTTAGGTAGCCCTCAAGTGCGTTGTGAACTTGTTCGCCTCGTGCTGCCCAACCAGTGGGGCCATCTTTGTAACGCATGATGTTTGCTAATGCGTCAGGGGCAATCTCTGCCGAAAGCACACCAGTTACTGACCTTGCCAGCCACTCAGCTTTGTACTTGTACTTGTGCCATTCAGGAAAAAATGACAGACCTTTGATTTCTTTGATTTTTCGGGGTTGTCAGGCGGGTTCATTTTGGGCACAATTTGCCAGCAAAGCAACCCTGCAACGTGCCCGAACTGGACCTACTTACCAATACCAAAGTCCTTATTGATCCAAGGGTTATCGCTGAGGTAGACCGCAAAAAACCTATAGGCGTCAGCCGCACTGGTTGGGTCAACCTCCTGTTGCAAAAAGCCATAGCCTCAGAACCTGAGCCCTTAGCTCGTGATTGACTACGAAAAGGAGCATCAGTCATGGATGCTTTTGCAGTGGCAACCGTGGTCACTGCCAAATGAGTTTGACGAAGACCTGGCAGAAAAGGGTTACTACACAGACCTGCAGCGCAAACGGTCAGACCAAGCTTTAGATGACTGGGATGCTCAACATCCTGAAGAAAACAGCCCCGAACTAACAGCTTTCAAAGAGCTTGAACGGCAGAGGGTTTACGGACAACGCACATGGTTCTCGCCCTCCAAGGCCAAAGATGGGTTCTACACACAACGCCTCAAGCAACGACAAAACCGCGGACCCAAGTCTTCAGGATTCGCTGGAGCAAGTCGCACAGCTAAAAAGCGCAGCCGTAAAAGTCGTTGGCGCAACGAATGATTCTGTTGACCGTTTGTTCATGCTGCGGAACCAAGCTGAAGAGCTTGGTTTTGCCATTAGCAAATCAGAAGCAGCCCACTATCTCGCTCAGGCCACTGGACGCAACGTTGGCATTCCTGAGCCAAAGCAAGGCGGGCAGAAACTTGATGTTTCGCCTGTTCCTTGGCTGTGGGAAGGGGTCATCATGCGTGGACGTCAAAACTTAGTGGTGGCACCGCCAAAGGTGGGTAAGTCAGCCCTGATGACAGCGATGGCAGCTGCTGCGTTGCGTGGTGATGCTGAGTTTCTTGGCATTCCAATCCACGGACAGGTCAACAAGCTGATCATTGTTGGCACGGACCAAAACGTATCTGACTGGTGGGTGCTGTTCGAACGTGAGGGCCTGGGCACCCAAGGCGTTGATAAAAACGGCGAGTGTTTCCACGAGCTGGCGGAAGGAGTCATCCTTTGGAGCCTTGAGGATGCAGTGCAGCTCAACGACAATGGTCTTGACGCTATTGCGGCTATGGCGTCCAAGTATCCAGGCTCACTGGTTTTAGTGGACACATATCACGCCTGCGTTGGCCAGCTTGGGATTGAAGAAGCCAGCAGCGATTTTGATATTCCGGCAAGAAAACTTGAAGTTGTCCTGTCTGGCACCGGAAGTACCACTGTTTTGGTCCACCACACCAATAAATCGGTGTCTGGCGGCAATGCCATCACAGCTAGCCGGGGGAGCAACAGCCTTGCAGGTGCTGTCAGTTGGTCTGTGCTGCTGAACTGGTTAAAGGTGCCTGTTGAAGGCCAGATGCAAACCGATCACCGGATTGCTGTGAAACCAATGGGCAGAAGCAAGGCCACCAACTTGGTGGTTGAATTGACTGACGACGGTTGGGTAAGCCATGGCGACGGTGACGACGCCATTGCAGCTGAAGCCCGTGCGCAGGTTGAGGAGACGCTGCAAGGCCGTCAGGAATCGGTTTATGACCACTGCTGCCAGCTGTGGGAAAACAAGGTGCATACAACAGCTGCTGAGGTCGGCAGCCACTGCAACATCAACAGACAAAAAGCATTGCGCACGCTCAAGGCACTGTGCTCAAAAGGGTTGATTGTCCAAGACGGTGAACTTCCACCTGACACTGCTGGTAGGCCTGCTGCTTTGTATCGCCCTGTATTTGACACCCCAATTGACCCATCCAAAAAAAGCGGGGGTCAAAAGGCTCAAATGTGTCAAATTCAAGAATCACTATCTGATGAGCAAGGCTCTGGGGGTCAAAGGGGTCAAATATCTTCAGAACTGGGATCTGATGCCTCGCGCGCACATATAAAAAGGGATTTGACACATAAAACACACTTGACCCCCGTTGACGGCGGAGGGGTGCCTGAGGGTGTCTTATTGCCGGTGCCTGTTGGCACGCATGTTGAGCGATTTATTGATGACTCTTGGAAGAACGGCTGGCTTGTGCGTGATGGGTCCAACCCCGACCGAATGGTGATTGCAAGGCTGGGCAACGAGATGCTGACCATGAGCAATCAGCGTTGGGGCGTTGACATCCGTGAAAACAAGGGCAGTATCTTCGCTTCACCAGCAGCAGAAGATGATGAATGGTGATGGCTTGCCATTTACGCAATGGCATGCCATGATCTAATCAAGTTCAGCCGAGAGGCCACACATGACCACTACAACTTTTCAAACTGATCGCTTTGAAGTTGGGCAAATCGTTTGCTCCAGCTATGGGTACAACATGACCCTTGTGCAGTTTTACATCGTTGATCGCATGACTAAAGCCAGCGTTTGGCTGCGTCCTGTTGAGTGCCGCGTGTTTGGTGATGATGGAGGCGGTGAAGGTCGCGCTATCCCAAACACTGGATGGCAAGCGCCTGACAATGCAGTGTTCCGCAAGCGCATCCACGAAACTGACGGCAAGCAATGGTTGAGCGACTCAATCAAATACTTCTGTATCTGGAATGGCAAGCCTGAGTACTACAACAGCTGGGATTGATGCCAGCCAATGGCTTGCCATCTACACGGTGGCATGCCATAATCAACGCAAGGGCGAGAGCCCACTACACACAAGCTCATGCACAACGACACCATTCAAGCCTTGCAGCAACTCGCTCAAGCACTCATTGCCAATCCTGCAGATTTAGACGCGCTTCAGGTTTATGGCGAACTGCCTGATCATTTGGCAGATGCAGTACACGACTTCACTGACGACCACATGGGCGCTTAAGCCCTTTTCACGCACCGAGAGGTACACACACATGAAAAACAAAATCACCACACTCGCTGAGCACTGCATCGACCCTGCTGTTGGTGCTGATAAAGCTTGGGACGTTGTCCATGAATGGCTTCACATGCACGGCCTTGAAATCACCGCTGAATACGAAGAGGCATTGCACAATGAAATATATAACTTGCTTGGCCGCTCAGAACTTGTATCAATAGACTGACCAGCCGTCGGGGAGCCTGATGCCTGTTTTCCCCCAGCAGGCTGAAAGCTATACAATACCTGTGTTGACAGGGAAAGCAGGGCGCATGTGTGTTGCGATCTATCCCCCGACAACAACTTTGCGGATGTGCTTTGCCTTTCTACCAAATTCATGAAGCTGTACTTGTTGCAGCAAAAAAACAGGATGCTAAAAAATATATATGTGGCCTACGCGCAAGGCAAAATCTTAACGAACGTCAAGCCATTGAAGCTCATGCCCAGCGACTCCGAGCCCTGTATGCCAAATCCAAGGATTCGCAGCTTAAGTAATGGTGCTGTTCAAATCACCATTGGCAATATCAAGGGCATTGCAAAATCTCATCTGTCAGTGAATTCAAAGTTGCGTGTCTTTCGGCTACTCTGGAAAGCGAATCCTGAAAACTGGAAGTGACAACCGCATCAGACAAAATCGTTTTACGCACCACTGAAACTCTCAAACCTTACGAACACAATCCAAGGCAACATTCAGAATCACAGCTTGATCGTCTTGTCCGGTCAATTAAGGAGTTTGGTTTTACAAATCCAATCCTTATTGACGATGACTGCAATGTGATCGCAGGTCATGGTCGTTTGCTGGCTGCTGAATTGATGGGCTTGCCCAGGGTTCCGACCATCACGCTTGGCCACCTCACAGCTGATCAGCGTCGTGCCTACGTCATTGCTGATAACCAACTGGCACTTAACAGCACTTGGGATGACGACGTGCTGCAGTCAGAACTTCAGGCTCTAGGTGAAGCTGGCTATGACCTGACTCTTTTGGGTTGGGGTGATGATCTTCCCACTTTCGGTGAGGACATTGACTTGTCGGCACTAGATGACATGGACGATGACCCCACAGCAGAGCTTGCTGATGGCGTCATGAAAGCCATCCAAATTGAGTTTCGCCCTGAGGACTACGAAGAGGCCAAGGCTTTGGTGGATGCAGCTCGTAAGCGTGGTGAGTACGTGGGGATGAAGCTGATTGAGGCTTTGGCTGCATGATCGACTATCAGATCGCAATCCCCAGCTACAAGCGGCCAACGCGCCTGATTACTGAAACGCTCACAACGCTGAAGCGCATTAACGCTGACTTCAGCCGTGTCACTGTCTTTGTGGCTGACAGCAATGAGAAGCACCTTTATGACACCGCTCTTCAGGCAATAAGCCTCGGTGTCAAAGTTGCTATCAGCCAGCCAGGGCTGATTAACTCGCGTATCTGGTACAACCTGCACTACTACAAGCCCGGCACACGCATCCTCAACTTGGATGACGACATTGCTGGGCTTTACGTCAAAGATGGCAACGCTTTACAGGCGTACACCGGCGACCTTGACCGCCTTGTGTCTAAAGGCTTCCAAATCTGTCAAAACACTGGAGCCAGGCTTTGGGGGATCAACCCTGTCGCTAATGGCATGTTCCTCAAGCCGACCATCACCGTTGGCCTGCGGTACATCTGTGGAATCTTCCACGGCACATTTGCAGGTGATCCGGCTATGTGCGGTGATGACCGTCCACGCCAGTCATCTGGTGAAGACTTTGAGCTAACCCTCAGGTCGTTTAAGCGGTACAAGGGTGTGGTTCGCATTGATGGCTATGCACCCAAGACCAAATACTTTGCAGAAGGTGGTATCCAGGCTGAACTTGGTGGCAAGGAAAAACGTGCAAAAGACCACAAGAACCAGCTGCAACAGATCGTCAACCGTTTTCCTGGCATCAGCAAGCTGTATGTCAAGTCGGGCGACGTGCCAAATATCAAGCTCAAAACAGTCACCCACGGGAAACTCCAGTGGATATGAAGCTGCCAGTCCTGACCCTGCAGCCCAAGGCGCCCAAGCTCAAGATCGGCGACATTTGCCCAACACTGCAGCCCAACGTCACAGAGTCCTGCATCCTTGCTGACCCTGATGGCACTCAGGTCGGTTTGTTCATCAAGCAACTGCCTGATGACTTGCGGAACCTGGTCAACATTGCTGACTATGAGGTCAACTCAACCAGGGTGCCCAAAACGATGATGGACCGTAAGCGTCCATTGCCTCCAGGCCCCAACGGCAAAAAACGTTATCTAGTTATTTCTCAATACTCAGCCATTCTTGGCAGCGTGCCGCCAAAGCCACATATGCGGCGGGCCTATGGCTCACGGTCTTCTGTCCACAGCAGCAAGACAGCAGGGACCTTTGTCAAAGCCATGCACAAAACAGGCATCACGGCCTACCAACTGATTCAAGAACTTGCTCCTGACGTTGCCAAATTGCACAGCGCCAAGGTGCAAGCCCGTGTGCCTGAAAAATGGCGTTTCGCCAAACATTTCAGCAGCACGATCAGCAACTGCAATATCTCAGCACCCATCCACCAGGATCACGCCAACGTTAAAGGCGCCGTCAACATCATCATCACCAAGCGGCGGAACAGCACTGGTGGGAACTTGCACGTTCCTGACTATGACGCCACTTTTGACCAAACAGATGGTTCGATGCTTGTCTATCCAGCATGGAGAAACTGCCATGGTGTTACGCCAATAGTTCCCACACACCAAGGCGGTTACCGGAATTCACATGTCTGGTACGCCCTGGATTCGTTTGCATCGTTAGGCTGAAACCATGGACAAAAACGGACGCTGCACAAAAGCTGAAAAGCAATTCCGGACAGCAAGGTTTGCCCGGATGATTGCCAATGGGGCAACACGTTCGGATCTTTTGCAATACGCCGCAAGCGAATGGGGGTTGAAGCAAAGGCAAAGTGATGAATACATTGCCCTAGCCACAAAGCGGCTTGAGGAAGATTTCAACCTGGATCGCCAAGCTTTTGCCGCAATACTTTTGTCCCAATTGAACGTTGTCCACAAGAAAGGCATGGAGCAGTCCAATCTCCAAGCTGTGTTGGGTTGTATCAACACCGCTGCCAAAATCGCCAAGCTGTATGACTGATGGGTGTTTTGTCCACGATTGCGAGCGGCAACATCCTCCAACGGCTTGGAGCTGAGGACAGCCAAATTGATGTTCAAAAGCTGTTGCAGCAGGTGAAAACAGACCTGCATCCGGGTCAACTTGCTTTTGTTGAGGACGAACAAACTGAGATCATTGGTTTATCTGCTGGCTATGGGGCTGGAAAAACTCGTGCGTTAGCCGCAAAAGCGTTGCACCTTGCAGCAGCAAATCAGGGGTTCATTGGTTGCGTGATGGAGCCAACTGGTCCTTTGGTGCGGGATATCTGGCAGAACGACTTTGAAGGGTTCCTTGAGGCGTATGAAGTGCCTTACACCCACAGAGCATCACCGTTGCCTGAGTACACCTTGCATCTACCGGGTGGTGATACAAAAATTTTGTGCCGTAGTTTTGAAAATTGGTCAAGAATTATTGGTTTGAACTTGGCCTTTGTCCTTGCTGACGAGATTGACACTGTTAACCCAAGTGTTTGCTCAAGAGCATTCCCAAAAATTCTTGGTCGTTTGCGTTCAGGCAACGTTAGGCAGTTTGCAGCGGCATCAACCCCTGAAGGTTTCCGTTGGATGTGGCAAACCTTTGGCACAGATGAGGCGAAACAGCGCAATGACCGTAAATTGATTAGGATGCGTTCGGCAGACAATCCCCATCTTCCTCAAGACTTTATTGAAAGGCTGCAAGCCAACTATGACCCAAGCCTGTTGCAGGCTTACTTAGAAGGCCATTTTTGCAACCTTACAACTGGTCAGGTTTATGACCGGTTTGACAGAGCAAAGCACGTAACAACCGATATTCCAGATATCAGCGACGAACCTTTAAGAATCGGCGTTGACTTCAATATCGGCAATATGTCAGCTGTTATCGGTGTTCGTCTTGAAGACAAACTTTTCCTAATCGATGAGATCAGTGGCGCACATGACACTGACGCCATGGCACAACAAATCCAGCAACGTGCTGAAGGACGCAAGGTATATGTCTACCCTGACGCATCAGGCGGAAACAGAAGCACGAATGCCAGCAGGACTGACATACAGATCCTGGAGACGTATGGGTTCAGCAATCAATCACCGAAAGCAAACCCTCCCGTACGTGATCGGGTGGCTTCTGTTCAAGCTTTGCTGGAAAATGGAAAAGGAGAGGTAAGGCTGCAAGTGTCGGCCAGCTGCAAGCGCACGATTGAATGCTTAGAGCTTCAGAGTTACACGGAAGCTGGTGATCCTGATAAAGATGCTGGATATGATCACATGAACGATGCGCTTGGTTATTTGATTTATAGAGATTTCTCAATGCTGAATGCGCGTGCTGGTAGAGGCACTGGCATTAGGCTTTACTAAACTGCAAGCACAAGGCGGGTTTTAGCTGTGTATTCGGGTTTTTCTGGGCGGCAACGCATTGGCAACGTCACTCAGGTCAATGACCCCAATACGTCATGGGTCAACATGGAACCCCACTGGGGCTTGATTGAAACGCTGCTCGGCGGAACGTACAAAATCAGAAAAGGCCATCGCAAGTTTCTTCCGCAAGAGCCCAGAGAGCTTGATGAGGCTTACGACAACAGGTTGCAACGGTCAGCCCTTGCACCGTATTACATCAGGTTGGAACGGATGTTGGCAGGAATGCTGACGCGTAAACCTGTGCGCCTTGACGACGTGTCAGACGTAATCCGTGAGCAGCTTTTTGACGTTGACTTGCAAGGAAACGACCTGCAGACGTGGTTATTTCAAACCAGCAGGATCTGCATCAGATATGGGCACGTTGGTGTTCTTGTAGATGCTCCGGCTTCTGGTAAGAATGGTAAGCCTTATTGGGTAAGTTATACACCACGAGATATTTTAGGCTGGCGAACAGAATTAAAAGATGGCAAACAAGAGCTAACGCAACTTAGGCTACAAGAAAAAATTGTTGTACCAGATGGCTTGTATGGTGAAAAGCAAGTCGAGCAAGTCAGAGTTCTAACCCCTGGCGCCTTTGAGATCCATCAAAAAGATCAGCAAGGTGACTTTAAAGTTGTTGAGGAAGGCCGCACAAGCCTTAGTGAGATTCCTTTTAGTGTTGCCTACTCAAACCGCATGGGAGTGCTGGAGTCGATTCCGCCTCTTGCAGATATTGCTGAGTTGAACTTGCAGCACTATCAAGTGCAGTCTGATTTGAGCAATCAGTTGCATATCAGTGCTGTCCCGATGCTGGCAATTTTTGGTTTTCCGCAGTCAGCAGAAGAGATCAGCGCAGGTCCAGGAGAAGCACTGGCACTGCCAGAAGGAGCGTCCGCCCAGTACATCGAACCTGCAGGCAACAGCTATGACGCGCAGTTCCGCAGGCTTGAGCAGATTGCTTCACAAATCAACGAACTAGGTTTGGCTGCTGTGCTTGGTTCCAAGCTGGTTGGTGAAACTGCAGAGGCTAAGCGCATTGACCGCAGTCAAGGTGACAGCACGATGATGGTTGTGGCGCAGCAAATGCAAGACATGATCGACAACTGCTTGCGGTTCCATGCTGAATATATGCAGGAGCCAAACGCTGGCAGCAGTTTGGTGAACCGTGATTTTATGGGAACAAGGCTTGAGCCTTTAGAAATCCAAGCGTTGTTGCAGCTTTACACCGCTGGCACCATCACGCAGGAAACACTGTTGTTGCAGCTTGAAGCTGGCGAAGTGCTTGGTGATGACTTTGACGTTGAAAACGAGCTGGAGGCTACGCAAAACGGTGGATTAATAGAAATGAACATGCCTGAGCCAACCCCCCAATCAGCAGAAGAAAGCACGATGCCAGAAGCGGAGGAAGTTGAGGATGCTGAATAATGAGTTGGCTAGACAAGCTGCAGAGGCCAAGGCCACCACGCAAGCAGGTTCTGTACTTTGCCCAAGATGATCTAAATAGCCAGTATTTTGCGGTTGTCAGATTCACTTGGTTTTGTGATGGCAAACTCTGTGGAGTTACGGAGATGGCTTTTCACAACTACGATGTGAACGTCA